GCTCGGTTCTTGCACACATTTTGACAAAGTAAACTATGGTTAAGCATAGAATACTAAGTCGAGAAGGTGCAAATGCCGCCATTGACCCCATACTCAGTTGGTTAACTGGCTTGAACTACCAGTTCCTCAACTGCCACCCACCTCTTGCGAAATTTAACAAGAGGTATCTGCGCTGTCCCGGATGTCCATATATCGTATGGAGAGGGAGCCTCAGTAAAATACTGAAGCAGAGCAGATTCGCCATTGGTTAGCGGTTTACGCGTCTGGACACTAATTATGGTCCCGACATAAACCTCCACGCGCTGCAGAGGAGTACTCCAACGACCTCGAAGGTCGTTTGGTAGCTCCCTGGTGCGCGTCTTCAAACCAAAGGCACCGGATCCCATAGGTACCGCAGGAATAACCTGAGGTAACGTCGACGCTATGTGCCTGCTGGTGTGCAACATAAACTTCTGGTAGAAGTTATTGCTGCACTCAACACTCATAGCTAGAGATTCCGGTTTACCGTCATTCGCGCCTTTCCAATAGGCGGGAGTCACATTGACCCCGTCAAAGGCGTCAACTCCACAAGACTCTCTGAACTTTCCAGTCCAGAAAGACTTATTAGTGTTGACCTTGAAGTCAAGGACTTCAAGAGCCGCGAAAAACAGTTCCCGACTTTCAGTGGGGATGACGATATCATCACCAAAGACGGACACCTCTCCAATGAGGTTCCTGATATTGTCTGGGGTCACCAAAAGCTTGCGTGTTGTTAGTACGCTCGCAATGGCGATTCCCAGAAAGATCAGGCTCTCAATCGGAAAGGTACAAGCGCTCCCCATTGTTGAGAACTTTCTCAACCCGATTATCTCCGGTACTTTCGTACTAAGAGATTGTCGCAAGATGGGGGTCCGACACGCGTTTAGGCAGACTAATAGGTGCGGATTGCTCCTAAAGTATTGCCCAACCACGTGACAAGTGACGCGATCACTGGCAGCCGATAAATCGACTGTACACAGTGAACCATCCTTAGACCCGCGCCGGCAAAGATCTTGGTTAAGGCTTTGATCGCGAAAGCGAAGAAAGCCCGAAATCCACGATCCTCCAACGCGGCCTCTAAAATAGTCCCAGCAATTCTGCTGGCACCATTGTCGAGAACAGGGCTCCACGGCGATAAGCCGCGGCTTCCTGTAGTCTTTGGGTACAGCGACCAGCCGACTAGGAGCCCCTCCATTGGAGGGACCTCCTTGAAGCTGATTACTGACGTCACTTGCCCAGCTTCCATAGTTATGGTAACCATAACTGGACTCCGGGTAGGATTTGTCCAGACTAGACTGCCACCGCTCCCGCAACAAGTAATACTTGTCCGGACGGCCAGTCTCCTCTGAAACAGCACCTGGTCCGTGTCTGAACGACCAACGATCCGGGCTGTAAGGCCCGAGCGTAGTCGTAAGAATACTTGACACCTTGTCAAGTATCCCAAGGAAAGTTGATAGCTCTCCGCGGTCTGGTCCTGCAGTAGGTCCAGATTCACGTTCAGCTCCAACACGGGGCCCATAGATGGGCGACTTACTAAAGCCATTGTAGGTCTCCCTAAAATGAGCCTCTGTTGAGTCCGATGCCCATACCGAATCAGGTATAGGTAACGAACTATCGACGTCATAGAAAGTAAGGACTTCGTCCTCCACTTTCTTCTCGCTACAAGCGATAGGCAACTTCTTAGCGGCATTCAAAATCTGCCTTAAGAAGACAATTGCCTGGACGTCACATCTTTCCTTCAGACAACCAGCCTCGTCGAAAACAAGTAAGTAGAGTCCCCGAAGAAACTTCGGGATCACTACTCTGTTTGAATACCTCTTTGTAAGAGGCAGTCCAGACAGTTCGTACTTGCCATGAGCAAGACATCTATCAAGATGCTTACCCACTGCGGGTAGGTCCTGGAGATAAACTCCAATACCTCTTTGCTCAACGAGGCACAGAAGACGGGTGAGATCTTTCTCAAATTCCGCCTTCAGCGTCGGGTAGGCCGATACAGCGTCCTTCAGGATTGCTGTATAGACCAAGTTCAACTCCCTTACATGGCACTTAGACATACTTGGATTAACTCCATGAAATGTCCCATGCTGTTAAGGGGCACGCAACCATCCAAAGCTGAGGTCCTAACAACGAGTTAGGATTCCCAGCCGAGGAGGCTCGTAAGGAAAGCGCCCGAGGTAACGATCGCGAGATCGGCTACCGCGTCAGCGAGATCCTTCGAGGTCTCGGAGGGTTTAACCTCCCAGACGAAGTAAAACTTGCGGTAATACTCCGCCACTTCGCCGGCTACGAAGATCGTTTGCACGATTTCGAAATTGTGCCGATCGTAGCCAGACGCCGTCTTTGTATGACGGATCTTGGCAACGTACTGCGAAGTCGAGTTCTTGAACATGTACTCCGAAGAGTACGCGTCCTGGTTGATCTTCACAAGTGTGATGTCACCACCAACCTGTGGAAGAACGAGCGTGTTCCCTAACATGGGAGAATCCTTCTGGCACTGTTGACTACATCTGACTAAAGCCGGAGTGCAGCCAGCGATGCCAGTATCGACATCTTCCCACCATCTATGATGGGAAGCGTAGGAAAAGGAAACGGTAACACAGGGAAACATGGAAATCTTTCCTTGCGTTCGTATCTCAAGACGTAGTCACTATCTAATGTGACCCACGGCGTTGAGATACCCCGATCTACTTTTGCGTCATTGACTTGCGTCATATAACGCATTACGCAGATCTTTTGCCAGTGCAATGCAACTGAGTTATTCGTAGCGGCAATTACATCGCCGATATTCGAAAACCAGTCAGCTAGCCAGGACCAGGGAGTTAACTCCCAGGTCGTGGCAAGCGCTTCATGGCTCGTGATCCCGTAGTTAAGGCGGTTCGCTAAGTTACTTAGCGGACCAAACCCTAATTGAGGTAACACAGAACCAGGGTCCAGTTTCCACTGGGCCGTGCCCCACACCTTCTTGGTGTAGTAGCGCTGAAACGGTCCTTGCAATAGGACCCCAAACCCCGCTTGATACCAATGATTGGTTTCATTTGTGGTAAGGGCTTTCGCATTGTCTAGGTGGCACCGTCTCCTCATGACACGACCATCCCGTAAAGAGTACAATTCCGTCAGGCGATTATCAAACGCCCGAGCGAAATCACACAACTTACGGAGGTCACTCAACATAGGTCGTAGAGCCCAGCGCCACGAAAGGTGCGCCTGGGCGACTTTCTTAAGAAAGCCGTCTCCACGAACTTTGATGAGCGAAGGGAGATCCTTTAGCTCACCAATCACCGTCGGTACACTCACATGAGGTACGTTCGGGTTGGTGCCAGCGAGGATCGCCCATGCGAAGTTATTCAGGTCAATACCTGTAATAGCTCCCCAATGGGCAGTAGGGTCGAATGGAACAGGTTTATCGGCGATAGGAAAGCCCACGAAATCGTGAGCTAAAACCCCATCACCATTAAAGAGCTGACCATTCAGAAGAGGATAGTGAGTGATCCTAGTGCGCTTCACGAACGAGTTAACCCCGTTCGGGTTGCCCACGAAGTCACTACAATCTTCTTCGATTCCGTGCGTACAGTTTCCGTTCGAGACAAAAGGAGGATCAGTCATGGGTGGGGTCGTATCATAAATACGCATCACACCAAAAGACTGAGTCCGAAGGTCACGAGACCGGAATCTGGTAGGCACAGGAAATCCCTCCCTGTCGTGCATGTCCTAAGGGCGGACAGAAGTCCAAATGAGAAGATCCCATTGAGGCCTCCACACAAGTGGAGG